ATAAATTTTGAATTTTCTAATCTATGATTACAAAAAGAATAAGAAAAATGACTGATGCGATAGCTAGAATTTCCGCTTTATCTGATAAAGATTTTAGTGATTATCTTTTATCAGAGTCTCTTTCTGTTCTTCACCAGGTGAAATTGTACGCAGATGATTTATATTATAATACCGGGAAATCATCAGGATTAAATGACTGGAGATATGATGCAATTAAAGAAACGCTAAGTATTCGCGATCCTCATTACATAATTCCAACAGGAGCTAAAATTAGAGAACATGAGAATAGAGTAGAACTACCGATATGGTTAGGAAGTATGAATAAATTTAAACCCGAAGATGATAAGGGTATAGAGAGATGGTTATCTTCGAATAAAGCTTCTGAATATATTATTGAGAATAAACTCGATGGTATCTCGTGTCTTTTGGTCGCAAAAAGTGGTACCTTGAAAATGTACACTCGAGGGGATGGAATTGTTGGAGCAGATATCTCTTATTTGGTGAAATACTTGAAAAATATTCCAAAAAAGATGAAGGATGATCTGGCTGTCAGAGGAGAACTAATCATGAAAAATCAAGTTTTTAAGAAAAAATACGAGAATGAGTACGCAAACCCGAGAAATATGGTAACCGGACTTATTGGTTCAAAAACAATCAAAGAAGGAATTCAATCTATTGATTTTGTAGCGTATGAACTAATTAGTATCGGAATGACTGTTAAACCATCTGAACAATTGGATTATCTTGACAAACTTGGTTTTACAACAGTATGGAGAGAAATAGTTACTAGTTTTAATATCGATAGTTTAATGGAGACTGTAGTTAGTTCAAAAGAAATATCAAAGTATGAGATAGATGGTATTATTGTACAACCTAATTCTTCATATGAAAGAAATACTAGTGGTAATCCACAATATGCATTCGCTTTCAAGATGCGATTATCAGATAACTTGATCTCTACAAAAGTGTTACAAGTCGAATGGAATGTAAGTAAATGGGGAGTGTTAAAACCTAGAGTAGAAATTGAGCCTGTGCAATTAGGAGGAGTTACAATAACATGGGCAACAGGTTTTAATGCAAAATTTATAGTTGACAAATCTATTGGTGTAGATGCTATAATCGAAATAACACGGTCTGGTGATGTAATTCCTTACATAGTTAGTGTCGTTAAAAAGGCAAACGAGCCTGATATGCCTACAATACCTTACACATGGAATGAAACAGGTGTTGACATTAAAACGACCGAGTATGAAGATGAAATGGTTGTAAAACGAATAGCAAGCTTCTTCTCGGAGTTGGGAATAAAGCACCTTGGTGAGAAAAATGTACAAAAGATATATGAATCCGGTCATGATACATTGCTAAAGATTATATTGGCTTCAAAAGAGGATTTTGAAAAAGTACCGGGTTTTGGAAAGAAAATGGCAGAACGTGCTTGGAATAACATTCATGATGGTTTAAAAGATTTGTCTATACCTTTGGTGTTAGGAGCGTCCGGTGTATTTGGAATTGGATTAGGTTCTAAAAAGATAACAACGTTGATGAATGATTTTCCTGAGTTGTTAGTTGCAAGTGAAAGTATGAAAACCCAAGATATATTTGAACGTATAATTAAAGTAGAAGGTTTTTCTCATATTACAGCTAAAAAAGTTCTAGATAATCTTGAAGAAGCAAAACAATTTATAGATGATATGAGAAAGTATGCTACATTTAAGGAGGTAAGTGCACAACAGAGTAAAGGAGGTTGTCTACGTGATATGAAGATCGTTTTATCTGGTTTTCGAGATAATAAATTGGAGGATTCAATTATTGAGAGAGGTGGTAAGGTAACAACTACTGTTTCTAAACAGACTTCTATATTAGTAGTTGCATCTATCGATGCAGAACCTTCTGGAAAAGCAGCCAAAGCAAAAGAATTAGGTGTTCAAATTGTACAAGTCAAAGATTTTTTGAATAGATTCATTCATTGAAAAATATTTTCAATTCATCTTCATATTATAATAATATGAAGATTATATGACACAATACTTATTACTTACTCTAAAGTTGGTCTTCTCATGTACCACTTACCATATTTGTAATCAACAGACGCTCTACATATTGGACAAGAAAAGCGTACATAAGATAATTCAATAGTACACTCTACACAAGTTACATGTGAATGGTAACAAGGCCACATGAGAACGTCTTTTTTCTCTAGACACACAACACATTTTTTCTCAGTATCTGCGTATACGAACGCAGTCGGAATAACAAGTGTTGAAATTGTTTCGGTTACAAACTCTGGCTCTATGATGTCAACCATAAATTCTCTCAATACTTTAATATTCGGTCTCCAGTTGCATTCTATCATAATATTATGGTCTGTTTTACCAGTTGTTAATTTTCCTTCATTAAATTTATCTTCACCGTATCGAGCCTTACCTCTGCGATCAACATTCTCGATATTCGAGATCAAATCATTAAGTTGTGGTGCTGCGCGATCAATATATTCAAACATTTTCACAGCCGACTCTTGTTGTAGTTCTAACCTAATCATATATATACTCAATCTTTTACGACATTCGAGAGTGTATCGAATGAAATATCCAAATCCTTCATCTACTATTCCATCACTATCATGCTCTCTCAGAGCTTCTAAACGCCATTCAATTGCCCTCTCTTCAGCCTTTGTTAGTGTTTCGGGAGTAGGAAGAGGAGGAGCAACAAGTAAATTTCCTGTTCCGTAAGTCCAGATATGCGGGTGGTGAGACGCGATCATGATTATACACCTGTCAAAAAACGCTCTTCGCCACATCAGAGTGTGGGTCGCCGCGCCGTATCCTAGCCTTTTTCCACGTCTGGAGCAGAGTAGATTGAAGAAAGCAGTTTGAACGTCAGAGTTAATGAATATCATTTCATCTGATTTTTTCTAGATTTTTTATTTTAAAAAATCAATTTTTATCAAATCCTAAAAAATAAAATTGGATTTTAAAAGAGTTAAGAAGATAAATAACAAAAATGCTTCGTCTAAAACTCGTACAGAATAGTGATAAGAATACCACATCACACAACGTACTATGTATCTCTGCACCAGATGACGTGGAAAGTCTTCCGCAAAAAACGGTTATTGTTATTGACTATTCTGGTTCAATGAGCTTTGATGCCACTCCTGATTTACCAGAGAGTGAACGTGATGGAATTTCTATTCTGATGTTGATAATACATTGCGTGAAGGTCATGATTGGTTCTTACAGCAAGAAAGATAGTGTAGCTATAGTATGTTTTAATGAGGATGCCAAGTTATACTTTCCAATGACTAAGATGACCGACTCTAATAAGAACAAACTTTTGTCTAAATTGGATTCAATTACAGCTGGTGGATCAACAAGAATTTGGTCTGGAATTAAAATGGGACTTGATACTCTCAAAAATTCTTTTCAGGTAAACGAACAATGTAACCAAACAATAATGGTATTTACGGATGGAAAAGATGAAAGTGCCAACAAACCTCTTCGTGGAAATATCTATGAGCTTGACGGTTTTATTAGATCTAATTCGGAGTGGTGTAACACTATAACAATGAACACTGTCGGGTTTGGGAACAAACTTGATAGCAAAGAGTTGTTTGAGATGGCTGAACGACTTAACGGTACATTTTCTCATATTCCAGAGTCTTCTACAGCAGGAACAATTATGATTAACCGTTTAGCAACAGATCTAACAACATATGGCAATAACATTTGTGTGATTGCTACGATGAAAGATGGTAGTGTATCAAGCACTAATATTGGATCTATTTGTGTTGGTCAAAATAGAACTCATCCGATTTGTCATTCATTGGATGACACACAAAAAATCGAAGTATCTATGTTTAATGGTTTGTCTCATGTTGTAACACAAGTAGACTTGACAACTGTGACAGAAGATAAGAAAACAGTATTAGAATGTTGGGCAAAATTGGATCTTATAAAAACAATCGAACATAATATTGATAAAATTCAGACTACATCACCTACTGTGTCATTGCCTTATTGCACTGTACAATTTGCCAATTTTCGCACAAGAAATGAAATGAATAATTCATACCCTTACATTCAAGGATGTCTCAAAGACGTGGATGATCAACTACGCAAAGCTGTTGAAAAGGAGAAATGGTGTGCCGCTTGGGGGTTGCACTACCTACGTTCCTATCTGCATACTACAAGTAAAGAAATTGTTAATAATTTTCGAGATTACGCTATACAGTATTTTGCATCTACCAAATTTACCGATTTGCAGACTCATTGTGAAAAGATCTTTTTGGCTACACCGCCTATACCAAAGAAAACACCTATTGCACGCGATAACACATACACATCTACTCCAACACTAAATCCGACTATCGATACATCGTCGACATCAACATTTGAAAATAGATACTTTGGTAGTTGTTTTCATCCTTTTTCATCTATTCTTATGGCAGATGGAAGTGTAAAGCTTGTAGGACACGTGAGAAAAGGAGATCTTGTTTCTTGTGGAGACGATCGAGTCGCATCCGTTCGGTGTGTAACTTTTTCGACAGGTATATTTGAAATGGTAGATATCGATGGTTTTTCATTGACTTCTACCCACCCTGTTCGGAGTTTAGATCCAAAAGAGAATAAATGGGTGTATCCAAAAGACATTTCATCCAATCGTTCTGAATACAATCAGGTAGTTAACTTTTTGCTTGATGCACACCACGAGATTGTTGGTGTACGTTCACAGTCGTTGAGTCCTATCAGGTGTTGTACACTGGGACATGGTTTGAAAGGCGACGTGATCGAACACGATTACCTTGGTACAGATAAGGTTGTGCATGACTTGGAACAGATTCCAGGATTTTATGGTGGAGCTCTTTGTGTATCTTTTACTCGAAAAAATGAATATATATCAGGTGTTGTTGGTATGTAAAAATTCCTTTGATTAAATAAAATAATACCACAAAAGGTATTATTTTATTCTCTTATACTCTCTTAAAACCAAAAAGAGCACTTATTTGAATGTCTGGATTTGGTTGTTGAGGAGAATACCTCTCCGGTTCAAGTATCTTAAAAAGTTCACCATTAGGAAGACGAACTGAAAAGAAAATACTATCATTTGGCTTAAATTTAAGTGTCTGAATCATTCCGTCACCATCAAGTTTAACAAACGCAGACGCAATAGGATTTTGTACATCATAAATGGGTACTCTGAAAACGGCACTTGTTGCATTTGGATTGTTTGAATAAATAGCATTCTTCGTTCCAGAACTTGATCCTGAAATATTTGTAACTTCTACATAGAGATAAGGATAGAACGCTATTCGACTTCCAAAACCGCAATTGAGAATCTTGTTTGGTAAAATAAGATCTACTAACTCTATTTGATAGCAACAGATTTCTTGTTGTGCACTTCCAGTATACACAAAAGGATTATGATTGTCGTAAGAGAATGGTAATATTTCAAATTTATCACCATTAGTAAATGGAGGATCAAAAGGAGTAATTATGAAACCAGTTCGTATTTCAATCAGATCTCCTGCCATCACATAGTAACACCCACTGAAATAACTAGAAATTTCTGCAATTCGAAGTATATTAGGTGCAACACCGCTAACAGTGTATGATACTATTTTTCTAACTTCACCGTTTATTTGAAGATACATATTATTGTAAAAACCATTGACATTAGAAGCATTACTTGGTAAATAAATATGTAGATCATCTATACATCCTGGTGAATTACCAGTTAGTGTTACATATCGAGTAATTAGTCCTATTTGATTCCCAACTTTAATATAAAAATTTCTATACGCATCTGGTACAGACGAAAAAGTTGGCGGTAAAGAAAAGATCAATGAAGAAGGTTGTCCTACTTCATTGTTTAGTTCTCCAACTATCGGCGCTTCTTTTCGAATAGAAAATGTGTCAGTCAGAGCCCATGACAACCCATCTATTGATACTTTTACTAATTTAGTGATAGTATCGTAAGATAAGATAGGCGCATAATTTTGCTGAGTTTCGTTCCATAAAATATATCCGGGATATGCATTGAAACCAGATCTACCATTCGGTATAAAGATGAAAGAATTCTGAGTATCAGTGATATCACTTGGATCAGTGATTATTATTGTATTTGTTTGTGATGGATTGGTGATGATAGAACTTTCGATTTTAATTTCTACTGTGTTAGTCGATACAGTTCCTTGAAGCCACTCATAAGAGACAATACGGCTTGTCATGTTTGTTGTAGTATTTACAGCTATGGCGCCTACATAATAATTTTCAATCTGTTGAAAAAAATCTGGACTGGATGAAGTAAGTATTAAAGTTGTTCTATAGTCTCCTGATGCTCCAATACCTGCCGCAAATTGTGCTGTTGCGGTAATTATTGGTCCACCACCTGAGACAAATGAATTACCAACCCATGAAAACGTTAAAGGCGCTGCTAAGCTTACCGGATCCTGAGATTGAAATCGATCCTTTCTACCAGATTGGGAGATGAGAACTTCGAACTCGGCTGGGTGAGGCCATTCTTTTCTATTGCGATATGTAGAATCTATTTCTATGTATCTCGCGTTGGACATTTATTAGTCATAAATATAATTTTAAGTAGCTATAATAATTTTTATTATAGCTAAAAATTGTATTATTCATCCTCTCGATAAAAAGATTCTCTAAGATTCGTAAGTATTTTACCCAATTTATTACGACCAGTACCATCACCTCCATCACCCCAAAAATAATCACCTCTAGTATGCTGAATGATTGGTCGCAGTCCAGTACTCGTTAGATTATCCTTTAAGTCTGGATTTTGTTTAAATTTGGATTCTATCACTTTGTACATCAATTTATCGCAAACTTGTACCCAATCTTTTCTCAACTCGGTTTTACGTCCTAATGCTTTGGCAGCAATTGGGCTACGAGAATTTTCTTGTCTCTCTACATATTCTCTGTCTGTTGGGTTTTTGTAGGCTTGAATAGCTGATTCAGAGTTTGGAAAAGTCCCTAGACCTTCTATCTTTACCGGATGGTTTGTAAAATTAGAGAACCCTGCTGTTGGACCACTCCTGTATGCACGATAGAATACCAACGGCTCGAAAAATTTATGAACAAAGCTTTTTTGATAATACGTTTGAGGTGAGCCAAGTTTGCGCCATTTCTCTCTCATGACGCTACGCTTGCTGTGCGACTTTGTCGTCTGCTCTAGAGCATGTTCTGGACTCATTCCGAACATGTGGCAAAACAAACAAGCCACTACAACGCCTGACCTGCCATGTCCACCCTTGCAATGTAAGTAAACAAGTTGATTAGGTTTTAAAGAGGAAATAATATCGGAAACGTTAATTATGAACCTCGCGAATTCCTTCCAGTCCTTGGGTACCTGTCTATCAATTATAGGAAAGCATATTTGCGTGTATTGCGTCTCGTAAGGCGCTATTTTCTTCTCATCATTGTGCGTCAGATTTATAAAAAATCGTACACCCTCTTTTTCGAGCTCTTCTACTGCTTCTTGTGTTGGAAAGCTTCCAAACATAGCTCTCCCCTTAATAAAATACGAGGATCGATCCATTTAATTTCTAAATTTTATGCTATAAATGATAGAAAAAAATCATTTTCTTAATTTTATATATAAAATTATCAAGAAAAATACCTTAAAATGATAATATAATATATTTTGATGA